ATGCGCGAACTTCTCAACGACGAGAAGACAAGGAAGAAGAAAGCTTGGCTTGCCAAGAAGCGCGAGATGGAGAACTGGAGTAAGATCAACAAGGCTAAGGAGGAGTTGGAATTTGTTCCAACCGATCCACGTTTGTGGGACGACCTCAAGATAAAGGTCCCTCGCAAGTGTTATAGCATTGTACCCGGTTTCTTCCTTATTAACGCTGACGGTAGGGTCAACCGAGTCCCCGCCAACGTGCGGCCTCCAACCCCTCCAAATCCAGACGGTCCTCGCTACTTGCGCAGGCAACGTCTGAGAGGGGACCCGAAATTGGAGAAGACTCTTAAGAAGCTGGAGGTTACCAATTCTCATCAGATGGCGAACGGGTGGAGTAAGATCGAGGAGGTAGTGGAAGACGGGGACGATGTGAGCAAGGACCTTCACGGGAAGTACTATCGAGTCACATTCCGTGATGTGACCCGCTCGCAGATGGCCACCGACTACACAACCTTGCCCAGGCCTACGTTTATAACGTACACTCATGACTCCAGAGGCGACATGGATATGTGCTACCATTGGTCCATTTCCAGAGTCGACCGCAACCGGTTGAAACACGCCTTGAATGGCAACCATAATGACCTCCGTGCGCAAGGGAAGTGTTTCCTTTGCCACAAACCTGGACATATAAAGCGCAACTGCCCCCTGGCTGCTAACGATGAACGTGGTGCTCCGCCTCTCGAAGTTACAAGATACCCACTTTGTGAAAAAGAGGGATGTGAGGATAAGAACCACTATCATCGGAAGAAAGGCGACGGGAAGTTTAAGGGGGAACTTAACGGTGCCCCCAGGCGCTTCGCCGAGAAGAAGTATCTCGAGCGTTGCCAGGTGGAGGACTGCTTCACAACCAACCCGGGGGCAAAACACTATCACAAGCCCTCGGCCAAGCTTCAGCCACAAGCACCCGAAGAAGTAGATGACCCAACGGTTGACGAAGACTTTCCTACCGTTGACGGTGACATCGAACTTGTGGATTTGCGGACAGTAGCGCCGGCCGTACCCATCCCCTTCCGTGTACAAGAGGAGGAGGACGGCGTGACCGAGATTAATGCTTACCTGAAAACCGTCGACGACGCTAAACGCGCGCGCGATGGTGCAGACAAAGGGGCGAGTAGTTCGTCCAGCAGCTCAGGGGGCTCTTCCTCCCCGGAGCTCGCTGATCTCATGGAGATTTTGACGATGAAGCGCAGTTGGTCCGCGCGACCCAACGTCCCAGAGGTTTACCCGTGCAACAGACCACTTTTCATGGACCGGGCACGCCGGCGGTCACTCCCTGAAAGCCTGTATCAAATCGAGCAGAAGCAATTCACCGGATGGCACCCTTC